TTGGATGGGTTTAGGTGTAATCATTGTTGTTGTTATCTTTATTTACATCATAGAAAGGGGGTGAATGAATGAGCGCTACTGGCGTTGATCTTAGTGCGTTGTTCGATGCTGTTACCGCTAGCATCAACGGTAACCTTTCATCGATTCTCGGAGTTGCTGCCATAATAATTGGCGTGACGGTTGTAGTAAGGCTTTTTAAAAGGGTTGCAAAGTGAGGATTCAGATGATGAGGATTAATGGGAGTGTGGGTGCCATGCTCCCATTTCTTTAGAAAAATGGAGGTGATATAATGAGGTATAGGGTGTTTATATTTGTTTTGGTAGCGATTTCGATTTGCGGTTTTTGTTTGACTCAGTCAGAACTATCTGTGTTACGTTACCAATTGCAAATGCCAACGATAGTTGGTAATGCTGCGGGTTTCCGAGTGGTTGGCACTCTGGATGAAGGGGCTTTTGGTGCTGTATGGAAGGTAGATAATAAGGTAGGGATGTTTACGGGCCAGGTGTTGTGTTTTAATTCAGTATTTGCAAAGTGGCTTGAAACGGGGGTATTTCAGTGGGAAAAAGTGTATTTCGATATTTATTTATTGTTGCGCTTCTGATACTTATTTTTGGGGTTGGAACGAATGCCTTTTGTGATACGTTAGCAGATGCGTATAATATTCTGATTAACAACGGGTGGACGGCGAAGGATGCTCTGGGTTTCCTGGGCACTTCTATAGCTGGAACGATTGCCATGAATCCGAGTCTGGCGCCTGCTGCTGCTGCTGGGGCTCTGAGTGCCTATATTGCGATCAAGGGTACTCAGCTGTACGATATTTATCGGGACTGGAGAAATCTGAGGACGGGTGTTGCAATGTTGAATCCCGTAGAGTTTTCGCAGTCGATGTCTGTGAAAGCGCTTGTTCCTGGTGAATATGGTTGGACGTATGTGAGGGTAGTTGTTAGATGGGCTGGGTATCTTCATGCTCCGTGGCAGGTGCTGTGGACGTATAGAGAGAAGTTCAATGATAATGGACTTCTAGTGTGGAGTTATTCTAGAGAGTGGACGTATTATGGTACAAAGGATGGTTGTATTTATGAAATGAATGAATGGATAAAGAATGAGTTGCCTAAGTACAAAGATGCACAGGGTAGAAGTATGTTTAGTTCGCTTCTAGGTGCAGCATATAGTAATTTAGTTTCGAATAATGAGTATTCTGTTACCTATAGTCGTGAGGTTGTCGCTGCTCTCGAAAGTGGTTTGAATTCGGGGGTGGATTCAACGATTGGCTATCGTGTGAATGTGGATCCTGAGAATATTAGTGAAGATGGGGTTAACTATCTGAACGATCCAGATGCTTTTTATAATTGGTTTGTCACGAACTATATGAACGGCGTAAATGAAGGGACTTTTGTCACGCCGACTGTTCAGGCATATGATGAAATACGGACGCAGCTAGATACTATAATCACTGAGCTGAATAATTTGTCATCTGCTGGTGGAGTTTCCTCAGAGACTCTTGAGCAGTTTAAAACGGATATCATTAATAGTATAAATACTAAAGTTGGTGCTTTAGAGTCTAGTCTTAATTCTACTCTTACTTCACTTTCTAATAGTGTAAATGCTTTACAGACTGATATCGATACTAAATTTGATAGTTTAGACTCTGGTATTACTGATGTAAATACTAGTTTGAATGCTTTAGAAGATGATATTGCAGCAGTTAAAACGTCTATCGATAGTCTAGGCGGTGAAATAAATGAAACATTACAGGAAGGTCTAGAGCAACAAGAAGGCTTTTGGGATAGGCTCATGGAATGGCTCGATGTGACGTTGTGGGAAAAACTTCGAGAACTTCTCGAGGAGCTCTTCGTCCCGACACAGGAGCAGCTGGATGCGTTGTTCGATATTCAGGTGCCAGAGTATGAACAGAATTTTGCGGCTGAAGTGTCTTTCACTTCGCAAAGTGCAAGCATTCCTATTTCGCTTTTTGGTTCGAGTGTCGATCTGTCGGGGTATATAGATGATTATGCATCGGGGCTAAGAAGTTTCATGAACATTTTTGTCTGTGGAATTGCTGCGATCTTCGTTATTCGTGCGTTCCGAGTGCATCTTAATATAGATTGAGGTGATTCTTGTGGTGACATATGCTATTCTGAGTTTTTTCATGTTCATTTTGAATTCAATACTTTCGATAGTGTGGAGCATGGGTGGAGCAGTTTTTTCAATTGTAGATGTACTTTCGAACGGTAGTTTCTCTGCAACGATACCAATGCTGGATTCGTTCGTCAGTGTGAGTGTTATACAGGGTGCAATTGGTACTGTCCTTTCTGTGTACAGTGCTTTCTGGACTGCTTTTATTGTGAACTGGATCATAAAAAGGGTGAGAGGGGGCTAGCTAGTTAATGGTTATTGCGTTTACGGGTAAGCCAGGAAGTGGCAAGACGCTTTCTGCTGTCAGGTATATATATAAAGATAAACGAAAAAATGTATACACAAATGTGAAGCTTGAGATTCCAGGGAAAAAGATCGTTGAAATTTTGCCGTCGAACGTTCAAGATCTTAAAACGTTGAGGGATGGTATTGTTTTCATCGATGAGGCTAATTTTGTCTTTTCGTCCCGTTTCTGGAGTCGTATTCCGAAGGATCTGATTCAATTCTGGGCTATGCATCGTAAGCGTGGTGTGGATCTTATTCTGACATCGCATTCTCTGAAGAGAATTGATATTATTCTCAGGGAGTTGGTAAGTTATGACGTGCGATGCAAAACTCTTGGTGTGTTCGTGGTGGATAATTGGTATGACGTGGATTATAATGATAAAGTCAAGAGTTCGTTGTTCTTCGGGCCGAGATATTACAAGTACTATGACACATTTGAGATCGTTACTAATAGTGCCTGGGTTTGAAAGATATGCTATAGAATTTGTTTTGCACTTAGGGGGCGACGATTACTTGATACGTCGTCCCCTAAGTCGTAGAAAAATGGATAGTATATTTTGAGATGAGGTATTGACAAGGAATATTTTTAGTGGTAATATATATAGTGTAACAAAGTATATGAGGGATGGTGTGGGATATGGGTAAAAATTACAATAGTGTGTTTAATCAGATTATGGAAAAGATAAAGGAGTACCCAGGACATATATATTTTGTTACACTTACAATGAAAACGGATAATGTGTTAAATAAAGACTCAATATCAAATTTTTTGAAGAAGATGGAATACAGAGGAGTAGAGATTGACGGTTATGTCTGGGTGAAGGAATTGCAAAAGAGGGGTGTCGTTCATTATCATATGATCGTCCTGGTTCCAAGCATGATGCGTGATTTTTATGGTAAAGTAAATGATTCTTGGAAACATGGCTTTGTGTTTGTGAGAGGGATTGAAAAGGAAAAGATCAGGAATACAATATTATACATCATGAAATACATAAAGAAAGAGATAAGGTTAGAGGTAAGCAATGAGAAGATGAAGAGAAAGATGGGACGCGGTGGAGTTCTGCGGTTCAAGACTGAAACATTTGTCAGTAGAATTGTGAAATACAGTGAGTTTGAATACGTGGGGTCAGGGAGTACGAAGGGTATGAGATTGAAAATATACAGATGCGGTCAGATGGTTATGTTCGTTGCGTCTGGTGTAAACGGTGTGAGTATCCACATATTCGATTATGGTAGTGAGATTGAGAAAGTGGTTGATAGTTTTAAGTACGAAATGAAAAACTCGCGTAAAATAGGTTGTTTGTTAAATAATCTTCAATTTTTGACGTTAAACCGAGTTGAAAAAGAAGATGTAATTGGGTATCATAGATTTGATAAAGCGGTTAATAGATTGTTATGGGAGTTAAAAGTCTAATCAATTACAGGAGGTGTATGCTATGAGGATGCAACTTTTTGATGTGGGGTATGTTTTGAAGGTTGATGAAGTGAAGGACGGATATTTGTATGTGGTTGATGGAAAAAACTCGGTTTATAGGATTTATAGTAAAAAGTTTTATGCTATAGGTAGTTTTGTGTTCGTGTATTATGACAATGATAGATTGTTCGTAAGCGATAGGTGAGGGATCAAGAGATGGCATTGTTATACCTCGTGGTGATGGTATTACTTCAAATTG